ATATGAGGCTGGCGACGCGGCTGAGGCGGGTGCCTCGACGGTCGCGGCGAACCACACGCTGACGGTGGTCAATACGACGCCCACGCCGCGCGCTGGTGCCTATTGCATGAAGGTCGCTGTGGCGAGCAGCACGATTCTGAACGCGACGCACAAGACGTTCACGTTGCCGGCGGCCAAGACTGACGTGTGGGTGCGGTTCGCCATCTTTATTCACAATGTCTCAGCGACGGGTGAGGTGTTGATTGCCGCGACTCAGGATGCGGGGGGTAGCGCCCAGAACTGTCTGACCTGGGATGCGACCAGCAATGTGATCCGCGCGCGTCTGAACAACGTTGTAAGCGGAACGCTGCTCCAGGCGAGTTCGGCAACATTGCCGGTCGACACGTGGCACGTCATCGACTGGCGCGTGCAGATCACCAGCACCACGGCGGGCACTGTCGAGGTCTGGCTGGATGGCAATCAGATCATCAACTTCTCGGGCGACAACACACAGTCGACGACGACTAACGTGCAGTTCGTTTCGCTTGGCCACCTGGGCACGGGTGTCTCGGGCGTGGGCACCGGCTTCTACCTGGCCTATGACGACATTGCCGTCAACGACACGGCCGGCACGCTCAACAATGCTCGCCCTGGTGATGGCCGCATCATCCTGCTCAGTCCGACCGGTGCGGGCAGCAGTACGCAGCTTGCCAGAGGCGGTACCGATACGGGTGCCAACTGGAGTCAGGTGTCGGAGCTTCCGCCCAGCATCGCGCAGTACGTCAGTAGCGCCACCGTTGGTCAGCGCGACCTGTACGCCTTCAGCGACATCGGTGTGGCCGTGTCATCCATCAATGTGGTCGAAGCTATCGCCCTGGCCCAGAACAGCGACGCGGGCGGCGGCAGCATCGCACCGACCGTCAAGAGCGGCGCGGCGACCAACGAGGCGACGGCTATCGGCCTGGCGACCACGCCGGGCTACGTGACGGGCCGCTGGGAAACCGACCCTAACACCACGGCAGCCTGGACGCAATCGGCCGTGAACGCCGTCGAGGCAGGGGCGACGATTCGCTAGTGGCCATCGCGCAGCGCACGCCGACCAGCGGCACGCTTGCCGCCAGTGCCACGGGTTCGATCACGCTGCCGGCGAGCACCACCACGGGTGACTTCCTCGTGGTGGGCATTGCCAACGCGGGCACGACCAACGCCAACGCTCCCACGGGCTGGACGAAGTACGGCCCGTACTCGGCAGGCACCGGTCAATCGGTGTCGGTGTTCACGGCACCCTATAGTGCGGGACTGACGCTGAGCTTCACCAACGTGGCCAGCGTGGCGGCTTGGGTCTGCGATGCGTACTTCGAGGCGGGCAACACGCTGCAACTCGACGGCACCCCGGTCGCGGCAAGCAGCACCAGCAACAACGCCACCATGACGACTGGCGCACCGGTCACTGGTTCGGCGGGCGACTACGAGGTGCTGGTCTATGCCTGGACGAGCACGGCCACGCAGACCGCCGCCAGCGGCATGACCGTGGACGCCCAGCAGGTCAACGGCACCACGATCAAGGTCAGCCTGGGCCACAACAACACCAGCCCGCTGGGCGCGGCGGTGACGTGTACGGCGTTTGCTCCCACGCTGTCGGCCAGCAATACGCGCAAGACGGGCGTGGGCGTGCTGCTGCAGTCGGTGCCGCCACGTGCCACTAGCCAGATCGGCGCGCTCGATGTCAACGTCGATCTCAGGTCGGCGCGTCCCGAGACCCGCGCCGCAGGACTGGGCCTGAACGTTGATGCGCTGCTGTCGCACCCGGCCGGCCAGGTGGGTGGCCTGGGGCTGCAGATCGACTACGCCTACCCACAGGGCGTGCAGTACGGCGGGTTGGTGCTCGATGTTGACATGCAACCTGTCACGAGCAGGCGGGTGGGCACGCTCGGCCTGATGCTCGACTACGTGCCGAGCCTGGTAGGTACCGGTATCGGTTGGGGCGGCGGCGCATTCCAGAGCCCCGGCGGGCCGTACATCGAGGTGCGCTGGACGACCAATCAGTTCGCTACCGCTGGCGGCATCGTCGTCGGCTGGAGCGGTGAGGAGTTCGTACCAGCATGACACTGCAATTGGTCCCCAACAAATCCCTGGCGGGCTATCCATTTGTCCCTCTTGGAGGCAGCACCGGCCAGGTGCTCGGCAAGGCCAGCGCAGCCGACAACGACACGGCCTGGATCGACCAGACGGGGGGCGGCGGTCTGACCCTGCCGCTGACACAGAATCTGACGTTCAGTCCCGACAACACCTACGACGTCGGCACCAATGCCACCACAGCACGCCCGCGCACGGTGTATGTCGGCACGTCGCTCCAGATCGGAGCGGACGTCATCCTGCAACGCGGCCTGGCCAACGTGCTGGAGCAGCGCAACGGCGCCTCCTCGCAGTCCTTCCGCCTGTACGTGGCCTACACCGACGCCACCAACTACGAGCGGCTGCGGTTCACGATGGCCACCACAGGCGCGACCATCGTCACCGAGGCGCTCGGCACGGGCACGGTCCGCAACCTGACGCTCGGCACCACAGGGACGGCGGGCGAGCTTCGGCTCCAGACCACCAACGCCGTGCGCTGGCTGGTCAACACGTCGGGCCACCTGCTGGCCAACACCGACAACGCCGTGGACATCGGCACCTCCGCGACCAACCGCCCGCGCAACCTGTATATGGCGAGTTTTCTCCAGATGGCGTACGTGGCAACGCCCGCGCCGTCTGGACCCAACACACGACGGCTCTATCCCAAGACCGACGGCTGGTACGACCTCGATTCAGGCGGCGTCGAAACCAGGCTCGGCGGCGGTAGCGGCGGCGGCAGCTTCGATGGCACCGTGCTGGGGGACCTGACGTTTGTCGGTGTTGGCCCGCGCCTGATCGCGGACCTCACGTCCTCGCCCAACAACCTGCGGCTGATGATCCAGACGAGCGTGCCCAACGGCGCGTCATACCTGGGCCTGAAGCCGAATGGAGCGGGCACCGGCAGCGCCTGGATCGCGTATGAACAGGACGACACGCCGAACAGCGGCTACGGCATCCTGTGGGCCGACGGCACCCAGGTCAACGTCGGCTCGGGCGCGAGCGGCAGCGGCAGTCCGAAACCACTGTCGATCTGGTCCAGCGGGGAGAAGTGGCGCGTCGAGACAAGCGGCCACCTGCTAGCGAGCAATCACAACACCTACGACATCGGCGACGGTTCGCACGCGCCGCGCTACGTCTATGCCCAGTCCGGGATTATCTCGTCAGTGGTCGGCTCGTTGGGCGCGACGCCGCTGAGCCTGATCACCGATAACGTCGAGCGCTGGCGCCTGACCGAGAACGGCCACTGGTGGCCGGGAGCTAACCAGACGTACAGCATCGGCTCGGACATCTCTCGGGTCCTGGCCGTGTACACCACCTCGCTCTACACGCAGTACATGCAGGGGCTGGGCAGCGTGAGCCTGGGATTCACAACGAGCGGAGTCACGCGCTGGCTGATCGATGGCAGCACTGGTGCGCTGTTGGGGGCTATTGACAATCAGTACGACATCGGGCAGTCCAACGGCCTGCGGCCGCGCAAACTCTATGTTGGTACCGGTGTCGATAGCCCAACCGTGGTGACCTCAGGCAGCCTGGTTCTGCAAAGCGGCGCATCGATGGATTTCAGAACAGGCAACACTGATCGTTGGCGCATCGACTCGTCCGGGCACTTCTGGGCATGGACCGACAACACCTATGACATCGGTCAGGTCGGAGCACGCCCACGCGATGTCCGTATCGGCCGCGACCTGTTCCTGGGTCGCAACCTGACGGTGGGCGGCACGGTGACGGTGCCCAATGGCGCGATAGCAGGTGCCGCGCTAGCCGACGGTGGTGTGACCAGTGCAAAAATTGCTGACGGCACGATTGCCACGGCGGATCTGGCGAATAATGCGGTCACCAACGCCAAGCTGGGCTCAGATACGGCGCGTGCCAATCTGCTGACCAACGGCGGGTTCGAGATCTGGCAGCGGGGCAATGGGCCGTTTACGGCAAGTGGAGCTCATACCGCTGATCGATGGGTGATGACCCTAGCGGGGACAGACACGATGTCTATCAGCCGCGATAGTGCCAATGCTGAAACAGGCAGCAACTACTGCGCGGCGGCTACATTCACGCTGGGGACAGGAGCAGGAGCGTCTTTGCTTAACCAGTCTAATGTGGAGTTCGTCAATCAGCTAAAAGGGAAAACGGTAACGTTCAGTGTTCGCGTCAGGACGAGCACGGCGAACGGGATTCGGCTGCGCGGCAATGACGCCGGTTCGACCGGTCAGCAGTTCAGCGGGTTCCATTCGGGCAGTGGCGCATGGGAAACACTCTCGCTGACCTACACCGTAGGTACGAATGCAACAGCAGCGAGTTTCGGCCTCGCCTTCAATGCGAGTGGTACGTACTACGTCGACAACGCCATGCTGGTGATAGGTGAAGTCCCTGCCGATTATGCGCCATTGCACCCGGCCGACGACCTGGCGCGGTGTGAACGGTATTACGAAGTGCTCGGCCCCGCTAGTTCAGGCACGCTCATGATTCGGGGATGGGCCGGCGGCCCGAATCAGGATATCAATACTTCGTTTCGATTCAGGCAAACAAAAGCAGTCAGTCCCACGGTTACAAAAGTTGGTACTTGGACTACAGTCAATAACAATGGCGTAATAATTCCATCTATGAGCGTTGATGGCATGCGTATGGAAATAAAGGCACTCGCTGTCGGTGATACGTTTGGCTATAACGGCGGTGCTGGCGCTGCCGTCACAGTCGAGGCCAACCCCTAATGAGCGTACGACCAGTCAATTTCTTACCAACGGGCGATATCGAAGTCGTCTACGACGAACTCGGCCATACGGGCACCATCCCCGCCGCCGAGATCGTCTGGACCCAGGGTATCGACAGCACCGACAACCATAATTTCATCGTCCTCAACTGTCCTGATGGCTGCAGCGCATCCAGCACCCATCCGGTAGGCGGCGGCGCGGCGCCCGTCGAGGTGCAGCAGATGTTCGTCGAAAAGACGCAGCGCGACGGCTGCGCGTGCGGCGCGTGCGATCCAGGCGACAAGACCGGCGTTCCCGAGGCGCACGTCCGACTGAATGTCAGCCGCATGGATGGACCCGAACGATACGTGGAGCAATAACACATGGCTGAAGGACCGAAGCAGACGCCCATCGTGTGTCGCAAGAGCGACCGCCTGGTGATCGGCACGCACCCCAAGGGTGGCGTCGGTAATCAGAACGCCGTCGAGGTCATCAGCATGGAGGAGTACGACAAGCTCCTGCGGACCGATCCTGCCTATGTAACCGAGGACGGGCACATCGTGGCCCAGCCACCAGGGAGATAACGACGCATGCCTGCTGGACTGGCACCGAAGACCGCCGACGAAGTCAACAACAACGTGGGCGTGATCCTGCGCCGCTTCGTGGACGACAAGGAGAGCGTGAACCACTTGAAGGAGTCGCTGGCTGGCGTGGATCTGAAGGCCCGCCCTACAGCATGTCGGCCGAGGACGAAACGCTGATCAAGAGCGCCGTGGGCGATCTGGATACCGCCCTGGACGCCATCGACATGACGTTCATCAACCAACTGGTAGGCCTCTGGTAAGGAGACAAGCTGTGCCCCTCGACGCGACCAACTTCTACCCCAAGGGCCCGGTCAAGAGCGTCGACATGCGACAGTTCTACGACCTGGCCACGGGGGTCATGACCGACCAGCCCGTCACCTACCGCAATGTGCTCAGCATCGGCGGCAACCAGGGCCTGACGACCGTGCCGCTCAAGGTCTACGGCTCGGTCGGTCAGAACACCAACCTGATTGACCTGTACACCGACCGCACCGCACCCCAGCCCGGCTTCGGATTCAGCGCGCTGGGCTCGTTCGCCTGGGGCCCTGGCGGGGCGGCGCCGCAGGACACGTTCATGTCCCGCATCGCTGAGCAGAACGGGCACACGGGGTCGGATACTGCTGGGCTGTTCATCACGCCACGCCTGGAGGTGCTGGGCCCCGTGGTCATCAACGGCGCGCTGACCGCAAGCTCACTGAGCGTGGCGGGCGGCGGGCTGGGCACCATCGGCGCCACGCGCATCAACTTCAGCCCGAGCGCCTTCATCCAGGCCTACGGCCCTGACAACACGTTCATCGAGTTGCCCAAGCTGACTGTCACACCCGGCGCTACAGTGCTGGCGGGATTGACGGTCAACGGCGCGACGACTGTGAACGGTGCGCTCACCGCCACCGGCATCGTGCAATCCAACAGCCACGTCAACGCCTACGGCGGGCAGGTGCGCTTCGAGGCCAGCAATGCCGTGCGCATCGACTGGCGCTCGGACCTGGGCGCGCTGTACTTCCCGTACGGCAATGGCTTCTACGCCCACGCCGGTACGGTGGCGGGCAACATGACCGTCACGGGTACGATGGCCGGCGGACAGGTCAACTCGCGCGGCTACCGCACCTGGGACGCCGCCGACTTCAGCTTCGGCGTGGGCATTGCGGGCAGCACATTGGTGCAGCGGGATGCCTCGGGCCAGATCCAGGCCAACTCGGTGTATATCCCAGCCGCACCCTCGGGCGGCAAGCCGGTGTACGTCCTGGGCGACAACGGTGATGGCTGGATGCGCCGGTGGCCTGCTACCTCAATCGGCCCCCCAGCTTTGAGGTCATACACATTTACAGGTACGATCCCAGCGCACAACGGTACCGTCCAGAACGTCTCCATCAGCGGCTCGGGCGCGGGCGGTATCCTGACCAACAACGGTGGCAGCCTGACCACAGGCCCGGCTGGGTACTGGATGATCGGCGCTACGGCTGGTGGCTACAACAACGTCGGCGTCCGCATCTACACCGAAGGTGCGCTGCGAATGGACGCGAATCCCACCCCTAATGCACCTGACTTCCTGTCGCCAATCGGCGGACACTGGGTGGGCTTCATCAATGCAGGCGGTGCGATCACGTTCCAGGGCCGCTCACAACAGGCAACCTGGGGTGGTAACTTCACCGTGACGTTCGTACCCACAACCGACTACCCCGGCTAGGAGGAATCAATGCCAGAGACAACCGAAGTCACCCTGGATCCCGCCGCATTGCGTCGGCTGACCCGCCTGCAGGCGCGCGCCGAAGGTGCCAATCAAGCTGCGCAGGCAGCCATGATGGCAGCCCAGCAGGCACAGCAGACCCTGCAGCAAACGCTGACCGAAGAGTGCCAGGATGTGGGCATGACCATTCCGATGGGCGGTCAGGGCCAGGTCGATGTGGACTGGCGTACAGGCGTGGTCAAGCTACGCCCACCGCTGGAGCCGCAAGGAGCACCGCTGCCACCTGGCAACGGCGTCCCTGCAGCAGAGCCTGCGCCTGCGTTCTAGCTCTTGCGCGGCCGACCCCGCCCACGCTTGGGCGGCTCGGCCTGCTCGGCCTCGCCGTTGCTGAGCGTGATGTCGTCGAACGGCGTGGGCTCCTCGACGATAGGCTGCTGGACCTGATCGTCCATGCCTACCTCAGCCAGAATGTTGTTCAGCACGCTGCGCATGCCGATCACCTCCTGAGCCAGGTCGGCCAGCAGATTGTGCCGTGAGCGCAGCAGGGTCTCGACCCTGTTGACCCCCTCGTACACCTCGGTGGTCCGGTCACCGACGGCCTTGATGAGATCCGACAGGACAACGATGGCAGCCATCACATCGTCGTCGGTGACATGCGCGATGGGCCGCACCTTGTCGGCGTAACGCCCGCGCCTGGCGCCGGCGTTGTTCACCTCGGGCATCTCGACCAGCGCCTCAGGGCTGGGCTCAACGGGACGAGGCGTCAACCGTTCGTCAGGAACAATCTCGGTCAGCATCTCTGCCAGCATCTCGGCAGCGGGCTCGTCCGTGGTCGGCGGAAAATCGTTGGGATCGTCGCTGAGCGGGATGTCGTCGCCCTTCGTAGCCGTGGCGGCGAAGGGAGACTCGGGCTTGGGCTCCTCGCTGGGCGCAGACGCGATGCTCTTGAACCAGTCATCGAAATCAATAGGCTCTTCGGGTGTTGGCACACGGCCTCCTAACTTGGCCTGGTACACCGCCTTGCTGGCAGCCAGCGTCGAGCGGACGACCCAGGCGTAGGCCCCAGCCCGCCGCAGATCTGCGATGCGCTCGATCTGCAGCGGGGCGGGGTGGACTTTGGGTAGCTTGATCTCCAGTGCCAGGAAATGACCCAGGGCTATCCCGAAGAGATCGGGATGGCCTGGACCCGTGCTGGCGTTAGCCGGGCGACCGAAGACCAGCACCTGCCTTTTACTGGGCGGGTAGTCCTCACGGATGCGCTTGAGCACAGCCGCTCGGAGTCTGGCCTCGGGCGTCGACACTAGACGGCCTCGTCGTTCAGGTCAGCGAACAGGTCAGCGGCGCCCTGGATGGGGGAACCGCTGGCATTGTCGGTGCGCTGCGTGGTGGCCGTCGGGCTGGTGCCCTGGCCCAGCACCTGGGCCTGGCGATACGTAGCCCAGTCAGCCTCGGGGAAAAGCTGCTCGATGCCAGAGAACGGCCGTGTCTGGCCAGGCTGGTCGGCAATCAGCGCCACGGCGCGCTTGCCAGCCGCCCGACGAGACAACTGTGCGGTCAGGTTGGCGAACGCCTCGTAGGTGGGCACGTTCAGCTTCTGCTGCGCCAACTGCTTGGCCACAGCCTCCAGCCCGTAGGCACCCAGCGTCTGGCCCAGACCGAACTGCGCATCGACCCGACCCACGGAATTGAAGTCCCGCAGCCGACCGCCAACGCCCAGGCCGGGCGCAGAGTCAGGGCCCTGCACGATGCGCACCTTGTTCCAGATACCCACCGTCTTGTCGTAATCGGCGGCGGTGGGCTCCAGCCCCTCGCACTCGATCAGGTAATAACCCTCGGGTACACGGGCACGGCCCGCCTCGGTGCGACCGACCGAATCATCGAAAGAAAAGCCAGTGAAAGGCATGCTATCCCTCCTCAGGATTCCTCAGCATCGGGGCGCCTTCTGTAGCCCGATGCACTAGTGCCAGCGCGGAGTCCAGATCAGGGGCACTGAAGTGGATGGTGCAGTGGACGCTGGCGTTGCCACTGGACCAGTCGGTTGTCAACTCTACCAACACTCGATTCCCCGGGTCAAGTTGCGTCATTAGCTAACCTGTGCCATGAGCGGCGGCACGATCTTGCCCCAGTCAGGATCGGTGATGACCCTGCCCAGCAGGTGTGTCGGGCCCTTGGCGATGTATCGATCATGCTGGCCGATGAATAGACGCCGCACCTCCTTGACGTTGGCTTCGATCCGCACGTTGTGCTGGTCCATGGGGCCCAGCAGGTCGGGCAGAGCGGGCGGCACGGGCTCCCCGCTGTCGCCATTTTTTTCTGGCTCGGCGGCTTGCAGGTCCACGTAAAGCCGGCCGAGCACCTCCAATGAATCGCGGATGCCCTTGAGTGCCTCGGGCGTGAGGCGGGGCCCCGTCTTGATGTCCTCCTCCACCTCGCGCCTGCGGTCCTGCTCCTGCAGCAGGTACAGCATGTGGATGGGCAGCAGGTTGAAGTTGCGCTGCCACTCAGAGCACAGTGCACCCACCTGGCCCCAGCCCCGCCAGTCGTGAGGATTTTTGGGGATCGAGTTGATGTACTGGCTGAGCCGGGCTGGGTCGCTCGGCTCGTAGTTGCACACCTTACCCACGGCCAGATCCTGGATGCGGGACCACGTGTCCCACACCACGGCGGTGATCTTGTTCTGCGGGTGGGCCAGGGCCTGGTAGATGACCAGCAGATCGTTCCAGCGCCGCAGCTTGATCACTCGGAAGTGCCTGAGCTTGGCCACGGGTCGGATGTTCTCGTCATCCACCGAGACATACAGCACCCGCTCGGAATCGGGGATGGTGCTGGCGAAGGTCGTCTTGCCCGAGCCGTTAGCACCATAGATCCCGACCCGGGCGTGGGTGAGAGCGGTGATTTTGTCCTGGGGTACGTAGAGATCGACGATGCTCATGCACGCGCCTCCTCGCCGTAGTCGATGGCGTCGATCCAGGCGCACGCCATGGCAGCGACCTGAACAAGTTCTTTGCGCATCTCGACCTTGATGTCGCCCGCCCAGTCGTAGGTCAGCAGATGCGCCACCTCACCTACTTCCTCGACGAGGATCGGCAGCCACTCGGCGTTGGTCCAGTGCGCCTGCTCACGGCTGTTGCCCTGCGCGCCGTGCTTGGCGTGGGCTCGCTCGCGCTCGGCGTGCACATCTCGATAGACCGTGCTGACGTTCAGTGTTTTGGGGGTTGGCATGCTCACTGGGTTGCCTCCTTTGCGTAGTACGCATAAATCTGGGCTCGAATGGCCTCGACCATCTTCACCCCCTCATCGTGCTCCTCGTCGTGGTGCCACCAGGACAAGGCACCCAACGCTCCGCCGGCGAATACGAACTTGGCCTGCAGTATCTGTATCTCGTCCAGGTTGTCGCCGCTACGGAAGTTCTGCATCCACGTGGCGAAGGCGTAGTCCAGAAAATCTTTGAACGGATAGACACGGTCCTGCCCATCGAGGGGATGCCTGCGCTCGCGTCTGTTCACTGGTAGTCGCTCCTGCCCATGGCGAACAGGTCGTCCGTGCTGGGCGTCATGAACTCCTCCCGATACACGTCCGACTTGCGGCCCATCTGGTACTCGTGCATGCACAGCTTGGAGTACGGGCAGAAGAGCCGGCAGTCCAGCAGGTTGATGGCCCTGGCGTAGTAGCCCTTGGTCTCGGCTGCCTTGATCTGCTTGACCGTCTCGGCCACGTCGGTCAGCGTCAGGCGTGCGTTATCATCGGGGCGGAAGGTGTAGTAGCGCTGGAACCACTGGCCCTCACTGACCACACGGGAGCGCATCTCGTGGATGTACTCCTCGCCAGCGTGCTTGGCGCGTAGCTCCTGCTCCACCGGCGCCCAGTAGCGCATCCGAGTCGAGCGGTTCTCGTCGCCTGAGTACAGGCTGCCGTTCTTGGTCACGCGCAGCCTGGCACCTGGCCTGGTCGAGATGTAGTCGAAGACGATACCCGCCACGTCGTAGCCGCAGGCACGCGCCTCGATGTACTGCAGCATGGTCTGCGGGTCGACCGTGCGCCAGTCCGAGTCGGGAATGTCCTGGGTGGTCTTGCGCTCCCAGATCCAGAGCCGGCCTGTCTTGTCCCGCTTGAGGCAATCCAGCGTGCTGGTCAGCACCAGCCTGCCGTTGGGCTGCCACTGCACGGGAAGCTCGGTCGCCTCCGTGATCCACGGGCCAGGCGACTCCTCGTGCCCCTGCCAGTAGGCCAGGTAATCGACCACGAGTTCGTAGCACTCGCGCGCAAGCTCCAGCGTCTCGGCCTCGGGCACGTCGTGCTCCAGGGCCCAGTTCATCATGGCCTGCAGTTCCGTCTGCCACACCTCACCCTTGTCGGCAAGCTGCAAGCAGCGATGAATCCATACCCCCCTGCGCAGTGCAGGGCGAACGTCCCGTGGCTTCGGGACAAGCTGATCAACCCAGCGATACTCGTACCTCTTGAGGCACCGAGCAGCGTCCGAGAAGGCCGTCGTAGACAGCTTCAAGTCCATGCCTATTCTCCTTTCTTGCTCGGTACCTGCTGCAACATCATCAACGGCGGCAACGAGCGAGGTCCATTGTTGCACCAACGGTTTTCGGTTGTCAAGTGGCGGCTCTAAGATTTAGCCGGCTGAATCTCCTTGCCTATGCCCCATGGGCCAGCCGTGATCTCGACATCTATAAGTCCTTCGGGAAGCCAGAGTCCCAGCTTACGAAGCTCAATTGGCGCCTCCAGCATGGCGTTTCGAACTGCGTGCGCGGTCTCGTACATACGATCCTCGCGCACCTCGACGAGCAGGGCATCGTGAATATCCCCGACCACCCTGGCGCCCATTGCATCCAGAATAATCAGCGCCATCTGTGTTATGTCAGACGCCAATGACTGCGGCTCTGCATTTATTCCTGCCCGGATTGCATCCTTCTGCCCAGACATTGCCGAAGGCAGTCGCCTGATGCGCCCGATGGGTGTCTGCACCCAGCCCCTGCGGATGAGCTTGGCCTCGGCTATCCTGTGCCAGGCAGGGAACTCTGGGTAGCGGCGGCGGAACAGTTGCCACAGCGCCTGTGCCTGTGCGGGTGACCAGGCGATCTCGTAGGTCTTCCACGCGTACTCCCGGAGTCCCTGCCAGCTTATTCCGTAAAGCTGCGCCAGCACGGGCACCTTGCCCAGGATCTGGCGCTCGTCCTTGGTCACTTCCGACTTAGATTTCCTGAGTGCCCGGGCTGCAAAGTCGACGTACACGTCGTGCCCGCCGTAGAACATCGCCAGCATGGAGTTGGGCGGCATGGCCCACTCCTCAGGTCGGCCCGCCGCCATCCAGGCGCAGATGCGCGCCTCGATCTGGCGATAGTCGGCCTGCAGCAGGACCATGCCTGGCCTGGCGGTGTACACCGGGCGCACGCTTGCATCTCGGGGCGTGGTGTGAAAGAAACCTGCCAACCTGCCCGTCTCCACGCTGGTGGTGCGCATGTCGGGGTGCAGCCGCCCATCAAAGCTGTGCTTGGTCATCTGTCGGATGGGCTTGAAGTACGTGGAGATTTTTTTTCTGGGTTTGCGGGCTGCCAGAATTAGCCGGGCGACTGGATGTTCCAGGGCCAGCGTCTTGATGGTCGCCTCGTCAGTTGACGGATGCTGCTTGCCGTTCTTGATGATCGGCAGCCGCATGTCCTCATACAGCCACTTTGCTACTTGTCTGGGGCTGGCGGGGTTGATGTCGGGAAGTTGCGAATCTGCGGCCTGCTGCTCACGCCAGGCGCGCAGCATCAGCCGCGCCGCCGTAGACCTGTCGACATAGATGCCCCTGGCGACAAGTTTTTGGAGTGCTCGCAGCATCGGCATTTCAAGCCGGCGGAAGTACAGCCACACGGCTGGATCCTCCTGCATCCTGTCGAGCAGGATGTCGCGCAGCAGTATGGTCGCCGCCGCGTCGTAGCCGTTGTACGGGTACAGGTCGTTCAGGGGATGCAGCTTGCGCGCGTCGATGTCCCAGTCGGGCCAGCCCAGATGGGCTCGGCCCGCCCACTTGAGGGACTTCGGCGCGTTCTCGTCGAGCAACTGCAGCATGAGCATGGTGTCGGCCGTCGGCCTGCTCAAGGCGCCGGTGATGCGAAACCACACCAGGTCGTCGAACATGCCGTTGTGCACGGTGCGGGCGGTGCGCTTGCCGTCCCCCTCGCCACGCAGAATCGGCGTGGCGTACTCCCGCATCCATTTGACGGCGCGCTGTGTCCAGGCCCGGTCTACGTCGGGGTGCGCAATCGGTAGGCAATACGCCTCGCCGCCCGTGAAGCTGAACGCCACCGAGTACGGACGAAACCGCCTATGCCACCACGGGGCGACGTTGGTCTCGAAATCGTAGGAGAATGCGGGCTCCGTCCGTAGCGCAGTGTCCAGCACCTTGAGCCCCGATCCCGATGCAATGAGATCCACACGGACAGGTGGCGTATTCGGCGGGGGGACAAGGTCACCCCGCACCAGACGCCCAAAGCGATAGACATCTGCTCGCCAGGCGTTCTCCCGGCCTCGATCCCGCAAGATAGCTGCAGGATGGTAGGCCGGGAGTACCCATGCCTG